TAACGATGAAGTTTCCGCAATGGTAGACAGCGCGGGAGCGGCAACCGCCGCTTACAATCAAATGATGGAAACGACGGAAGAAAAGATTGCAAAGGCAAAAACGGCGTTATCGAATCTTGGAATCGTGCTGGGCGATACATTCTTGCCCTATGTCACGACCGCGGCGGAGAAGCTGGCGCAATTAGTGACCGTGTTTTCAGAATGGGCGCAGGAAAACCCGGAATTACTTTCGACAATCGTAAAGATCGTCGCGGCGATTGCTGGGCTAAAGGTTGCTGGCCTTGCCGGAAAGCTGGCGTTCCTTGAAGTAAAGGGCGGAATCCTTGCCGTACAGGGCGCGTGGGCGAAAATGAAAGCGTTTCAGGCCGCAGGCGGTATCAAAGGACTGTTCAGCGGCTTGGGCGGTATCGGTGGAAAGCTGTTGCCGATCATAGGCATTGTCGGAGGGATAGCGGTTGCAATCAAACTGATTTCCGGCAATCTTGAAGAGGTTCGCGGCTGGATTCAGGAAACGTTCGGCGACGGCGCGCTTGCAATCTTTGACAAGGTATGGGGCGTAGTTCAGAACGTCGGCGCGGCGCTGTCCGGGATATTCAGCGACGGCAACATTGCGAACGCCCGGAACTTCTTTGAAGAGAATTTCGGGGAAGCGGGCGTTGCCGTGTTTGACGCGCTGATCGGCGTTGTGGAACAGCTAAAGGCAGTATTGCCGGGGGTTCTGGACCTATTCGCGCAGCTTGTTTCGTCCCTGTTGCCGGTTTTGGGAAGCCTGATACAACAGCTTTTGCCCCTGATCGGGCAGATTATAACGGCAATCCTACCCGTGCTGGCGAACCTGCTGGCGCAGATTATCCCGGTTATCGGGCAGATCATCGAAGCGATCTTGCCGGTTCTGATTCAGCTAATAGAAACCCTTGTACCTATCATCATGCAGATTATAGAAATGATTCTGCCCGTCCTGCAACAGTTACTTGAAACGCTGTTGCCGGTCATTTTGCAGATCATTGAAAGCATTTTACCCGTCGTGATAGATCTGATTATGGCGGTAGTTTCAGCAATCCAGCCCCTTGTGGAAGCGCTCTTGCCCGTGTTGCAGACGCTTTTACAAGCGCTTATGCCGATTATTCAGGCCGTCGCGGACCTGTTCGGCAACGTGCTGGGGGCGGCGATCAACGCAATATCCGGCATTTTGTCCGGCCTTACGCAGATTTTGAGCGGGCTTATCACGTTTATAACCGGCGTGTTTACAGGAAATTGGACGCAGGCTTGGGAGGGCGTGAAAAGCATTTTCAGCGGCATTTGGGAAGCAATCAAGAGCGTTTGCACAGGCGTTATAAACGGGATTATCAGCGTGATAAATACCGTGATCGGCGGCCTGAACAAGCTGAAAATTCCCGATTGGGTCCCCGGAATCGGCGGAAAAGGTATCAATATTCCGCTTATACCTATGCTTGCAAAGGGTTCAAAATATACCCCCGATACATTCATTGCAGGCGAACGGGGCGCGGAACTTATCACGAACGCGCGCGGGCGAACCGTTTTCACGGCGGCGCAGACCGGGCGCATTTTGCAGAACGTCAACGCCGCGCAGAATGCACAGGACGGGGCGACAATCGTTACCCTGCTTCCGCTGTTGCAAGCGGCCCTTTCGTCGGCCCGCGTCAATGCGGGCGGCGTGACCGCCCCGACCGTTACGGCGGGAGAAGCGCGGCAAACGTCGGTTGTCATTCACAGCGCCCCGGTTTTCCACGTAGGGACCGACGCGCAGGCGGAGGACATCGAAGAATTATTGAATCAGCGGGACGAAGAACTTTTGCGCAAGTTCGACGACCGCGCACGGGAACAGGCAGACAACGAAAGGCGGCGGAGATATGACTAAATATACTACCATTGCCGGGGATATGTGGGACGCTATCGCCTATAAGACGCTGGGCGACGAAGCGCACACGGACAAGGTAATGAAAGCGAATCCGCAATACCGCGCCATTTTCGTGTTCCCGGCAGGAATCACGCTGAATATTCCAGAGGTCAAAGCGGCGGTATCGTCTGACTTGCCGCCGTGGAAAAGGGGGACGACGGTATGAACGCACGACGAACCGCCGTCCGCCTGATCTTTGAGGGCGTGGACATAAGCGCAGACGTAAACAGGTATTTAATTTCGCTGTCCTACACGGACAACGAAGCAGACGAAACGGACGACCTGCAATTAACCCTTGACGACCGGGAGGGCGTGTGGCTGGGGAGCTGGCTTAACACGCCCTCCGCGGCGAAAAGTTCAGAGATTGCGGCGGTAATCGTTCAAAAAAATTGGGAATCAACCGGGAAAGACCGCGTGCTGGATTGCGGCGTTTTTCAGGTTGACAGCGTGAACGGGAGCGGCCCGCCGTCGAAAGTGACAATCAAGGCGGGTTCTATCCCCTACACGTCCACGATCAGGACACAGATCAAAACAAAGGCATGGGAGCAAATAAGCCTTTCGGCGATTGCGAATGAAATTGCGGCAACGAACGGGCTTGCCTGTATGTACGAATCATCATACAACCCATTTTTCAACCGCAAAGAGCAGTTGCAGGAATCGGATATAACCTTTTTACAGCGACTTTGCAAAAATGCCGGAATATCCCTGAAAGTAACCGCAAAAATGATCGTACTTTTCGACGCGGCGGAGTATGAGAAAAAAGACGCGGTGCGGGTTATCCAGCGCGGCGCGGCGGACGTTTCCCGCTGGTCCTTTTCAACGAACCTGCAAGACGTATCATACGGAAGCTGTCACGTGACCTATACGGACCCGCAGACAGGCGCGGTTCACGAAGCAACGTACACGGCCCCGGATTCCGAATCGTCCGGGCAGGTGCTGGAGATCAACGAAAAAGTTTCAAGCTACGGCGAAGCGCTGACCCTTGCGGAAAAGAGGTTGCGGGAAAAGAACAAAAGCGAGTTCAAAGCAACGTTCAGCCTTGCCGGGGACACGCGGCTGGTGGCGGGAATCACCCTTGACGTTTTGGGGTACGGCGCTTTCGACGGAAAGTATATCATCGAAACCGCGACGCACGCCGTATCGTCGAGCGGGTACAAAACCGATATTACCTTGCGCCGCGTGCTGGAGGGGTATTAAATGAGCGAACTTTCAGTCTTGAAAAACATAGTGCGAACGGGCTGGGTTTCGTCCGTCAACGTGGAGGAACGAACAGCCCGCGTGATCTTCAAAGATAAAGTGGAAACCTTTGTTTCGGGAGATTTGAAAGTGCTTCAAAATCAACCGCTTGTCGTCGTGGAAAAATGGGAGAACGGCGGAAAATGGGATTTTATGGCGCAGTATGCTTCCGCTGACCGCAAATTAGGGCTGGGGGAAAGCTACACAAAGACCGCGCCGGACACCATCGAAAACGAACGGGACATTGAATATAAATGTCCGCTTCACGGCACAGACGAAACAAAGACCCATAAAGAAAAAGTGACGGTTTACCCGTGGTTGCCCTATGTAGGGCAATTCGTCCTTTGCATCTATCTTCCCACAAACGACGGCGACGGGTTCGTGATAGGAGGGATTTAATATATGGCGGTAATTGGAAGCTGGGGCGACATTACCTTTTCCGTATCACGAAAGACGGTAAAGACATTCGACGGCCTGAAATGGGATAGCGGCGTGAAATACTCAACCCACGACAGACATTTGAAAGAACCGCTTTTAGAGTTCACCGGGACAGAGGTTGAAAGCATGACGTTTTCAATGTTCTTTTCCGCCTTTTTGGGCGTGAACCCGATTGCGGAGGTATCGAAGCTGTTAAAAGCAATGCGCCGCGGAGAGGTTCACCGGCTTGTGATCGGCCCGAAAGCCTACGGAACAAACAAGTGGGTTATTGCGAAAGTATCAAATTCCCTTGAACGGTACGATAACCGCGGGAACCTGCTTGTCGCAAAAGTCAATGTAACAATGAAATCATATTCAGCAAGGTAAAGGGGGTGGGAGCGTGTCGCAGATTGTGAGGGCTTACGATTTGGAAAATATCAACCTTGCCCCGGAAACCATCGAACAAGAGGTTTTGCAGAATGTAGCGGTCATTATATCAACGCCGAAATATTCCGTTCCCCTTGACCGCGGGCTGGGCATGGCGCAAAGGTTCGTTGACAAGCCGATTCAGGTTGCGCAGGCAATTCTTATTTCGGAGGTTTTAGACGCGATAGAGGAAGCCGAACCGCGGGCGGAAGTGCTGAACGTAACGTTTGAATTGGGCGACCGGCCCGGCGCGCTGATTCCGATTGTGGAGGTGAACATAATTGACGACGGAAGTTAAAAACTACCCCGATATTTCTTTCGTGGAAACAGACACGGAACCGCTTTTGAACACCCTTATTCTGTCCTACGAACTATTCACCGGGCGGACGCTGTACCGGGGCGACCCGGCGCGCCTGTTCATTGAATGGCTGGCCGATATAATCGTTCAAGAGCGAATCAACATCGACTTTTCAGCAAAGCAGAACGTCCCCCGGTATGCAGAGGGGGAATATTTAGATTCCCTTGCGGAACTGTTCAAAGACCTTTACCGTTTGGAGCCTGAAAAGGCAAAAACGACGGTGCGGTTTACCCTCTCCATTGCGCTGGAGGTTGCAACGATCATTCCGGCGGGAACCCGCGTTTCGGCGGGCGGAGAAACAATGTTTGCCACTATGGAGGAATTGACGATTCTGGCGGGCGACCTGACCGGCGACGTTGCGGCGGAATGCCTGACGGCGGGAGAGATCGGAAACGGCTTCATTCCGGGGCAGTTGAACCAGCTTATTGATATTTTCCCCTATTATGAAGCCGTGGAGAACTTGACCGAATCGGACGGCGGAGCGGACGCGGAAAGCGACGAATCCTTTTATCAGCGTATGCGGGAAAGTGTCGAAACATTTTCGACCGCTGGACCGCGCGGCGCTTATGAGTATTGGGCTAAAACCGCGTCGGCGCTGATCGTGGACGCGCGGGCAACGTCCCCCACCCCCGGCGTTGCTGATATTCGGGTTCTACTTCAGGGCGGGCAGTTGCCGGGGGACGAAATCTTGAAAGCTGTTGAAGATATTCTTTCGGCGGACACGGTGCGGCCTATGACAGATCAAGTCATTGTCGCCGCCCCGGAAACGGTGGCGTATGACATAGATTTGACGTATTACACGCAAGAGGGCGGCGCGTTGAGCGCGGGCGTGATTGCGGAGAATGTCGCCGCCGCCGTGGAAGCATTCAAGGAATGGCAGGGCGCAAAAATGGGGCGCGACGTGAACCCCTCCCGCCTGATTGAACTTATTATGCAGGCGGGCGCAAAGCGTGTTGACGTGCGAAGCCCCGTATATTCCGTCGTCGCTGATAACGCGGTGGCGTTCATCGGTGAAACGACGGTTGTAAACGGGGGTGCGGAAGATGAATAACAACGATCTTTACACGGTTGATTTCACCCGTTCGCTTCCCCCTGCCCTGCAACACGACCCGAAAATGATTGCGCTTGCAAAGGCCGTCGCGGAACAGTTGCAGATCACGGCGGCGGAAATCAGGAAGAATATCATTTACGCCCGGCTGGACGAATTGGACGAACAGACCCTTGACGTTCTGGCCTATGATCTCCACGTCGATTGGTACGACTACACATACCCCATTGAAGCAAAGCGGGCAATCATCAAAGACAGCGTAAAGGTTCACAAGCGCATGGGGACAAAATACGCTGTTGAAACCGCGCTGGGGAACATTCACCCGAATAGCTACATTGAGGAATGGTGGCAGTACGGCGGCGAACCCTATTATTTCCGCGTTATCCTTGACACGGCCTATTCCCGCGCCCCGGCGGGCTACTACGCCGTAAAGCGGGCAATCGACAAATATAAACGTCTGACCGCCCACATGGAAAGCCCGGTTTATCAATGCGGAATCGGGCTTGAAATCCATATCGGAACGCACATATACAAAAGCCGCAGTTACCGAACAGGCGTGCATTTGGCTGGCACGCTTCCGAACAGGAATAAAAGCGGCGCGGTCCATTTGGGCGGGCTGGAGATCGAGCCGGACGCAAGGGGCTATTCGCACGCTTTCCGGCTTGCGGGAACCCACCCGGACAGAAACACGACGGGCGCATTCCACCGGACCGGGCTGGAGGTTGAGCCGGGCGCAAGGGGCTTCCCATACTCCGCCGCATTGACGGGAACCGACGTTGTGCAAGGCGGAATTGCGGTTGTGCCATACGGCACGCTTAAAACTACGGCAACGCTGGAGGGCTTCAAATACCGCGTGAAGCGGTGCGGAACCTCTTGTTGTAGAACTTAAAGAAAGGGGCGACGAAAAATGCCGATTTTATCGGAACAGGCTATTGAGGGGTACAAGCAGTACACAGAACGGACGCTTGCTTATGCTGAATACAAGGTGGGCGAAACATGGAACAAGGTTTTGTTCAACCGCAAAGAGCGGCTGGCGGACGGCAAAATTGCCGTGTACTTCCCGATCATTCCGCAGGCCAGCAACCCCGTGACGGTTAGCGCAATTCGGCTATACGACACGGGCGGCAAGGTTTGGGCGGAGAAAACGGAAAATATCGAAATCGAAAATGTGCAAGAGGGCGTTTTGTACCGTTTTACGTTCTACTTGCGCGAATACGAAGAAAGCGGGGTGTAATACGTGTATAATCGCACAGTTTGGCGCGATCACGTAACGGAATTTGAAAACCGTTATCGTGAAACCAAAAACGAAGATGGGTCCATTACACACGAACCCGTAGAGGGCGAAGTGGTACAGCAGGGAACCCCTATGAATGAAACCAACTTCAACAATATGGAAATGGGTATTTTCGAGAACCGGGAAGCCCTTTCCGAAATGCTGTTGAAGCTGATTCACCATGCGCAGGCTATAACCCGCCTGATCGGCGAAGCGGGAACGGTTGAAGTCACAAACTCGCAGACCTACCCGTTCAACAATTCCGGGAAAACGGTTGCGATCTCTCCCGCAAGAGATACGACCGATTATAGCGTTGACGTGGAAGTTCTGGAAGAAACCGGCGGACAGGCCGGACACGTGATTGTATATGACAAGCTGAAAAACGGCTTCAAGGTCCGTTTTACCGGCGGCGCGTCTGCAATCAGCGTGAAATACGTTATCACAGGAGGGACCTTGTAAAATGGCAAACATCATCATTAAATCAGAGGAACGCAAGGCCCACGAAGCCTACGTTCTGCAATCATTCGGCAAGACCGGCGCAAACGTAACAAAGGCAGATCGGGAAGCGGCGGCGTGTATCTCCGCCCGCACCCGCGAAGCATACAGCAATCTTAAAAAGATGGAGGGAAAAAGATAATGAACATCATTTACAGACCCGACGAAACCGGCGAAAAAATCCCCTATGAGATCAGCGGGAACAAGATCACGTTCGACGATGAACTTATGATGAATCTTTCCCGGTATGAGCGGGACGACCCGAACCACATTGACGTATGCCGGGACAGATACGGAAATCTTGTGACCGGCGTTATCCCCGGCGTGGCGGAATCCTACGTTGCGCAGATCGACATTCCCGCCCGCACCTATGAAGAGGTTCCGGCAACTATGCCTAATGAAGAGGGCGCAGAGGTCCAGAGCGTGACGCTGGAGCCTTTGCCCTTTGACCCTGAAAAATGCACGCTGACCCTTTGGACTTTGGTATAAATGGAGGTAAAGGACAATGACAAACTTTGACGATCTCAAACTTGCGGTTGAAGCCCTTTCCGGCGGCAAAAATACCGTAATTCTGGACGATGTGGGTATGCCGTCTATTATGGTCCCTATCGCAAAAATGAAGTATTCCGACCTTATCACCGGCGGTACGGAAGATACCTTGCCCGCGTTCATTGTGGACGGCGTGGAGGTATCGAAAATCTATGCAAGCAAATATCAGAACATCGTTGTAAACGACCGCGCCTATTCCCTGCCCTTTAAGGACCCCCGCGCGAATATCACCTTTGACGCGGCGCTGGCGACTTGCCGGAACAAGGGCGCAGGCTGGCACTTGCAGACCAACGCGCTTTGGGGCGCGCTCTGTAATTGGTGCTATAAGAACGGAACGCCGCCCCGCGGCAACTCCAACTTTGGAGC